TTATATTTCTTTTCTACGGGTTCTAATGCCACGGGTACTGCATCTAATTTAAGAGATGAAATTAATGCAAATATTTCTTCTTTATTTTCAGCCTCAAGTGCAGGAGCTGTATTAGGATTATCAGGATCTGCAGTAGGAACTGCTTTTAATGGATCTACGTTATCTACAGGATCTGCTTCTAATTTTTCTACTCAAATTACTTTAGCAGGAGGAGTTGCTGGAACTGGAACAACAAATGCATTTACTTTAGAAACATTAACTGAGGGTGCTATAGCAAATAGTATATCCCCAGAAGGAACTAATAACACTTTATCAAGTGGTAGTATAGATAATATACGATGGGAAATAGTTAACCCTAATACTGCTACAGGAACTTTTAATTTATTAATAAGACAAGGTAATGATAATATTAATCAGAAAAATATTTTAGAAACTTGGACAGATTTATCATTAGATCCTAATTCAAATAATTATATTGAAAAAGTAATAGGTAACTCTAAACAAACAGTTGCTTCTGATAATGGAGAATTTTATATTAAAAATGAAGGAACTTATAATACCTTAAGTAAATATGTAAGAGTAAAATCTGTAAATTCAAAAACATTAAATTATTTTGATAATAATGGAACCGCAAAATCTGAATTTATTAGTTCTATACCATCAGCAGGTTCTGGTTCATTTGAAAATGCTACAGGTACTCCATTTGTAGGTAGAGCTGCTAATTTTTATGAAAATATAGATGGTACTGATACTCAAGGATTAGTAGCAGATAATTATACTACTTCATTAAACCTATTAGCTAATAAAGATTTATTTCAATATAATATTATTGCCACCCCAGGTTTAACAAGACAAAGTCACGCCTCACCTTTAACAGTTATGGTAAATAATTCTGTAACTAGAGGAGATAATTTATCTATTATAGATTTAAGAAATTGGGGTTCAGGAATTAGTTCAGTTACAGCAGGAGCTGCAGCTGTTGATTCATCATATGCAGCTACATATTGGCCTTGGCTACAAACAATTGATCCTAATACAAACCAACAAGTTTGGGTACCAGCTTCAACAATGATGCCAGGTGTATTTGCTTTTAATGATTCTTCTTCTGAAACATGGTTTGCACCAGCTGGATTAAATAGAGGTGGGTTATCAACTGTATTAAGAGCTGAAAGAAATTTAACCAATGGTAATAGAAATGATTTATATGGAGCTAATGTAAATCCAATAGCTACATTCCCAAACACAGGAGTAGTAGTATTTGGTCAGAAAACATTACAGAAAAAATCAAGTTCTTTAGATAGAGTAAATGTTAGAAGATTATTAATTTCTCTTAAGAGTTATATTTCTCAAATAGCAGATAATTTAGTATTTGAACAAAATACTGCAGCTACAAGAAATAACTTTTTAGCACAAGTTAATCCCTATATGGAAAGTGTTCAACAAAGACAAGGATTATATGCTTTTAAAGTAGTAATGGATGATAGTAACAACACACCAGATGTTATAGATAGAAATCAATTAGTAGGTCAAATATATATCCAACCAACTAGAACAGCTGAATTTATATACTTAGATTTCAACATTCAACCAACAGGGGCTAGTTTTGATGGTGCCGGTGGTGGTGGAGCAAGCTATTAAAAAATTAAAGAATTAGATATTTATAATAAGAAATAAACAATAAAAAAAATGGGAGTAGTAGATTCAAACAATATATTTTTCACCGCTTTTGAACCTAAGCAAGCTAATAGGTTTATCCTATACATGGATGGGATGCCTAGCTATATGGTAAAGGGTGTTAGTGCTATAACATTAAACCAAGGTATAGTAACATTAAACCATATGAACGTTGAAAGAAAGGTTAAAGGTAAATCAACTTGGCAAGATGTTACAATGACCCTATTTGACCCAGTTACTCCTTCAGGAGCTCAGGCAGTTATGGAATGGGTAAGATTACACCATGAATCTGTAACAGGTAGAGATGGTTATTCTGATTTTTATAAGAAAAATTTAACTTTAAATGCTTTAGGTCCTGTAGGAGACAAAGTTTCAGAATGGGTTTTAAAAGGTGCCTTTATAACATCAACTAATTTTGGAGAATATAATTGGGATACCGTAGATACAGCTATAAATATACAAATTACAGTAGCAATAGATTATGCAGTGTTAAATTATTAAAAAATTTTTAAAATTTTATTGAGAGGAGCTTGGCTATGTCAAGCTCCTTTTTTATATTGGTATTTATAACAAAATTAAGTTATTTTAAATAAAAGATTATGAGCGAATTTAAATTCCCTACTGAAGAAGTAGAATTACCATCAAAAGGCTTAATATACTCTAAAGACAATCCTTTATCTGAAGGAAAAATAGAAATGAAGTATATGACTGCTAAAGAAGAAGATATTTTAACAAACCAAAATTACATTAAACAAGGAGTTGTAATAGATAAATTATTAAAATCTTTAATTATTACTAAAATTAATTATGATGACTTAATAGTAGGAGATAAAAATGCTATTTTAATAGCTGCTCGTATTCTTGGATATGGAAAAGATTATGAATTCCAATATAAAGGAGAAAATGTAAGTGTTGATTTAACTGAATTACAAACTAGATATTTAGATGAGTCTAAAATGATAGAAGATAAAAATGAATTTTCATATACATTACCTCATACTAATACTCCTATTACTTATAGGATACTAACTACAAGAGATGAAAAGAAAGTAGAAGCTGAAATAAAAGGATTAAAAAAGATTGATAAACAATCTTCTCCTGAGTTATCAACAAGATTAAAATATATAATTACTTCTGTTAATGGAGATGCAGAGAATAAAACTATAAGAGAATTTGTAGATAACTATATGCTAGCTAGGGATTCTAGAGCATTTAGAGAACATATTAAACAAACCCAACCGGATATCCCAATGGTATTTGATTTTGTGGGTGAAAATGGTGTAGAGGAGGATGCTGTCGTTCCTATGACAGCCGGGTTTCTTTGGCCTGACGCTGGGGTATAGAAAGGGTTTATTTACTTCTATACATAATTTAGTTTTTCATGGTAATGGTGGATATGATTTCCATACAGTTTATAATATGCCTATATGGTTAAGAAACTTTACAATCAACCAAATACTTGAATATAAAAAAGAAGAAAAGAAAGCAATAGATGGTGCTTCTAAAGGTAATAATTCTACTTCTGCTAATGTAGGGGAACCTGTTCCTGACCATATGAAAAAAATATTTCAACAAACCCAACCACCATCAAAATTTACAACACGAAGGTCTAAAAAATAGTGTTTTTTAGTATTTATAATAAACACATTTTAAATGGCAATAGATTCTGAAAAATTAAAAGAAATAAAAAGGCTTCTAGGTGAGATTGATAAGTCTTACTCATCAATGGGTCAAAAAAATCCTTTTGAATTTGATGTAAATAAAGTTCAAAACGCAAATCAGGCTATAAAAGATTTAGAAAACACTCTAGATGCTGTTGAAGCTAAAGCACGAACTATAAATGGTTCATTTGGTGATTTAGTAGATATACTTCAAGCTGTATCAGGAGAATTAAAAGGTCAGGATAAAATATTAAAGGATGCTCAAAATGGCCTAAAAAGTAATCTTAAAATTTTAACGGATCAAGTTCAAAAATTAAAATTTGAAGAGCAAGGATATGGTATAGAATCTGAAAAGAATGTCAGAATTATGCTTAAAAAAGCTCAACAAGCTAAAAACTTTGCTTTGGAAAATGCTAAACTTCTTACAAAAGAATTAGATGTTGTAGTAAAAGAAGGAAAAGTTTTAGATAGAAAAACGGGGCAATTAGCAAAAATTACAGATGCCCAAAAAGCAGCAGTACTAATTGCTGATGAAGAAGCAAAATTACTGCAAGATTCAGTAGATAAAATACAAGCAAGAGTAGCTTTAGAAGACCAATTTAATGCAAAATTATTATTCTCAGTTAAACTTGCAGGTGGGTTTGATAAAGCTTTACAAAAAGCTGGACTTCCCGCTTTAGGAATAGCTAATGCTATAGAAAAAACTCGAGAAGAATTTATAGCATCTAATGTTGAAAGTGATAAGGCGGGACAAAAATATTTTGTATTAGTAGGCTTAATTAAAAATTTAGGAAAAAACTTTTTAGAAGCTTTAAGTTTTCAAAATATGCTACAATTAGGTGTAGCAACTTTATTTAAAACTTTAGTAGATATAGATAAAGCTTCAGGGGAATTTGCTAAAAATAATGGAATATCTTATAGAGAATCTGTTAGGTTAAGGGATGAAATGAGTAAAGTAGCTGAAAATCTTAGAAACATTAACATTAGTTCTAAAGATTTAATGGAATCTCAAGAAAATCTAAACAAAATATTTGGATCTAGTGTAGTATTCTCAGATAAAATGACATCAGATTTTGCAGAACTAACAAAACTAACAAAAATGTCTGCTGAAACAGCTGAAATTTTTGCTAAAGAAGCTTTTAATACTGGAAAAGGTGCAAAAACACTAACTAATGAATTTAATCTTCAAGCATTTGAATTAAATAGACAAAAAGGTTTACAAATGAGTGCTAAACAGATTCAGGATGCTATAGGTAAATCTTCAAAATCTCTACAGTTAACTTTTAAAGGAAATTCAAAGGAATTAGCTAATCAAGTAACATCTGCAAGAGCATTAGGTACTACTTTAGATGGGGTAGAAAGAATATCTCAGTCATTATTAGAGTTTGAAAGTAGTATAGCTTCAGAATTAAAAGCAGAATTACTATTAGGAAAAGAAATTAATTTAGAAAGAGCTAGAGCAGCAGCTTTACAAGGAGATTCAGCTAAAGTAGCAGAAGAAGTTATGAAAAATTCTGCTATAATGAATGCTTTTGAAACTAAAAATGTTATAGCTCAAAAAGCAGCAGCTGAATCTTTAGGTATGAGTAGGGAAGAATTAGCTAACATGATTAATGAACAACAAAAACTCCAAATAGTTAGAGATCAAGGAAATGAAAGTATGGAAGCTGCACAAAAAAAATATAATGATTTAAGAAATGAAGGATTAACAGCTGAACAAGCTGCTTTAGAAGTAGGTGATGAATCTCTTCAAAATCAATTAGAAAGTGCAAGTTTAGCAGAAAGGTTTGAAGCTGTTATGATGAGAGTTCAAGAAATTTTTATCCAATTAGCAACACCTATTTTAGAAGCTATAGATGGGATGAATGGTATGGAAAATGCTGCCCAAAGAATAGCTAGTATTATTAAAAAAATGGTTGGTTATTATGTAGCTATTCAAGGAGCTATGTTTGCTATGAAAACAATGCAAAGTGCTATTATAGCACATGAAACTAGAAAATTAGCTTTAAATGTCGCTCAAGCAGGAGCAGCTTCAGTTACAGCATCAGCATCAACCATTGGTTTAGGTGCTATAGCTGTTATCGCTGGGGCCGCTTCCATAATGGCTGCTGTTAGTACTTACATGATGGATGATGGTATAATTCCTGGAGGAAAAAGTGGGTATGGTGATAGAGTTTTATTAGGACCAGAAGGCATGATATCATTTAATAATAAAGATACTATTGTAGCGGGAACAAATTTATTTGCTGATGATGTAGTATCTCAACCCCAAGGAGCTATTAATATGGATACGGGTAATAATAAAATGGTTGAAAAAATGGATAAATTAATTGAAAAAACTCAACAGTTGATATCAGTAACAGAAAGGGAAAAAGCTGTTAGACTAGAAGATGGAAGTTTAATAGGACAATTAATTAGTTACCAAGGTCGTAGACTTCAATAATTTTAAATATTTATAACAAAACAATAAAAACACATAATCATGGGATTAAAAGATAAATTAACAACACAAGGTTCTCCCTTATCAAAAGCAAATGGAGCAACCCCACCTACACCAATAGGAGCAACAGATCAATCACCATTGCAAAATACTTATTCTATCAATGGTAATCCTAATGTTCCTAATAAACCATCACCATCACAGTTAGATTTAAATGGAATAACACCTACAACACCTAATAGAGATGGAGGGTATACTCCAATTAATAATACATTTCAAAATGG